AGCATCAAACGCCTAAAGGTGTTTTGATATGAAGGAACATCAATAGCTCTTTGGCTTTCTCTTTGCATATATTCTTTTTTTAAACTAATACCATAATTTGGATTTGCTTTTTTCCATGTTGATTCTAAAGTAATATCGTCATCATTTTCACTTTCATAAATAACAGCATAAAAACTTTCATCTTTTATAGTTCCTTCTAAAACTTTTTTTGCATAGGTATATATTTCAAAACATATTGATTGCTTATCATAACCAGCTGTTGTTATTGCAATAGTTAAAGGCTGACGTCTTGAACCAGTTGATGTTGTTAGTGTGTCCCATAAATCTCTATTAGGCTGAGTATGCAATTCATCAAAGATTATGCAGTTAGCATTAAAGCCATGTTTTGTTTTAGAATCAGAACTTATAGCTTGATAAAAATTTCCTTTTGATTCATTAAGAATTGAGTTCCTATATACTTTGCTTCTTTGTGATAACTCTAGATTTTGCATTATCATTCCTTTAGCTATTTCAAAAACAATACCAGCTTGACTTCTATCACCAGCGGCACTATAAACTTCACTACCTCTTTCTTCGTCTGCAAACAACATATATAATCCTATTGCCGCACACAATGTTGACTTGCCATTCTTTCTAGGCACTTCAATAAATACAGTTCTATATTTTCTTAAATTTGTTTCTTTATTTTTCCAGCCGAATATATCACCAACAATTTTACTTTGCCATTTCTCTAATTTTAATGGCTTACCAGTTAGTTCACCTTTTGTATGTGTCACAAAAGTTTCTATAAAACCAATGGCTTTTTTTGCGGCTTTTTTATCAAAGTAATATTTACTCAAAGTAATTATTTATTTGTGTGTTGTTAGTTGTAACTGGAGCTGATATGTTTGCTCTAGCACTTGGAGTTATTCCAAAATTTGCTGCAAGTTTTAATGCATTATTCAAAGCATCATTTTTCATTTTTACATAGGGCTTAGCTTGAGTTCTAACAATATCACCATTAGTATTTTTAAAAGTGTCAACCCTTCCAATTTCTTTTAGTTTCATTTCACATTCTATGTAAGTTGCCATCTCATTGCAATAAGCTAATATCAAACTCAAATCAACTTCATGCAACATCTTTAAATTAAATAATTGTGATGTTATTTTATACCATTCTTTTGTTCCTATTTCTGATAAAAATTCTGGAGCTTCTGGTAGTTGCAAAACTAAATCTGCGGTCATTTCATTATCAACTAATCTATCAGCTCTAGCTGTTCCCATCATTTCTTTTAATACAGTTGGTGTTTTTTTTCTACCTCTAGCCATTATTATTTTTTTAATGTTGGCTCAGTTCTAATCAAATAAGGAATGCCAAATTCCTTTTCAACTTCAATCATGTAATCACCGCATTTTTCACACTCACTATTTTTTGTAACAACTTTTGATTCAACAATTTCCAAAATTGCTTTCTCTAATTTTTTTTCTGTTTTGCATTTTTTACAATGAAATATAAACATAGTTTTTTGATTTTAGTTTGAACTTAAACTGATATGATATTGATATAGATACCTAAACATTTAATTTTGACAACGAGAACAAAAAAGCTGAGCTGCGGTTACGCTGTCGTTGCTATTTAAGATTTTTATACCCCCTACCATTATTTTTTTTTATTATATTAACCTCATTCTTTAAATGTTCTATTGCTTTCTCTATACATTCTTGTGGTGATTCATGTTTTCTATCACTTCTTAAAATATAACTCAATGCAGTTGCACAATTATAATTTAATTTGTAATCCTCAATGATGTCAAAGGCTTTGTAACCATAGACCATTCCTTTATAGTAATAAGGAGTTTTGTCAATAGGTTTGTTCCTATCATAATCATACCAGTATTTACTTTTTTCGCTCATAATCTTTTATTCCTTTTCTATACTCTATACCCTCTCGAGAACTTTTCTTATTGTGACATTTTGTGCAAAGGCTTTGCAAGTTAGATGTATCTAATAGCATACCTCCAGTTGATATTGGTTTGATATGGTCCACCATTTGAGCCGCAGTAGTTTCTCCTTTACGCTTACACATCTCACATAATGGATTGTCTTTTATATAAAACTTTCTAGTCATTCGCCATGCTTTAGAATGATAGAATGCTGAGTTGTCATGTTGCCTAGTATGTTTAGGCATTGTTTTGATCCAGCTCCTTTTTCTAGCTTTAGGTAACGTTGGCATAATATTTAGCTTCTTTAATTATTAATTCGCTTTCTTTCAACTTCTTTCCAAGTATTTTAAAAAACAAAACCATTTCATCTTTATATTCATCATTACTAATAACATAGCCTAATGTTGAAAGCATATAGATTGTTTTTATATATTCTTGTTCATTTTCCCATTCATACTCTTTACTTATTTCTTTTAATATATTTATTGTTTGCTCTAAACATTCAGCGGTGCAATAAGTTATTTCATATTCTTTAGACATTTAGTTCTGTTATTATATAATAATATTCTAGATCAACTTCTTTAATATATGCTAAGTTACTAAAATAATCTAAAAGTTTATGCCTATCTTTTGCTGACTCCCATAATGTATGGCAACCAGTTCTTTCGCCCATTGATAAACAATGCAATGTTATATTCTTTCTATCAGTTACTAAATCACCTCTTCTTGATCTTGGTATTATGTGAGAAAAACTTAATGGCACAGCGTTGCCATGCTTACCGCAACCAGAACAACTATTACGTTCTAATAATATCTCATGATATATTTTATTTAATTGCCTTTTTATTTTATCTTGTTTTTTGCTCACTTTAAATATTTATCTATTTCATTTTTACACTCTTCAAAGCCTTTACATATTACAGCCTTATAGCCTCTTTCATTTAATGCTTTTATCCATTCCTTTTGTGATTTAGTAGCTCTTCCAGTTTCTGTTTTAATCTCAATAAATAAGCCATGATACCATTTATTTGGCTCACAAATTTGAAGGTCTGGGAATCCAACGACATATCCAGTTTTGCGACCTTTAATTCTTTGAGAAACTGATGTATGTAATCCACCTAAACTAGCACAATACCTAGCCTTTGGATATTGCATCCTTATATAGTTAACAACATGAGTTTGTAAATCAGTTTCATTCATATTATTCTAAGTTGAGATTGATGTTCTTTTATTCGTTTCATTGCAGCATTATAATAATCTTTATCAAGCTCACAAGCAGTTAAATCAAAACCCAAGTTATGACAAGCAATAGCTATTGAGCCACTTCCTAAATGAGTATCAAGTATTTTATCTCCTTCCTTTGCATAGTTCATTAAAATCCATTCATAAAGTTTTACTGGTTTTTGACATGGATGTATAATATTTTCTGTTCTGTTTACATTTTGCCATATTCCTTCATAATATGATACTTTTTTATGTTTTGAATAACTTGCTATTTCACAAACTGACATATTTGATTTTTCATTTACTTTTTTATTCCATATTATTGCTCCACCATTTATAGAAAAACAATTATAATAATTTGCTCCCCATACTATTTGTTCTTTGCTCACTCTATTTAGTTCATTAAAATATTTTTTGTTTGGTATATTATTATTCCAATTTATTTTTTTCCATTTTGTTGTAGTTCTTTTGTGTTTTGTTCCTTTTTTATTTCCAGATTTATAAGTTTTAATTTTGTTGTCGTTTCTATATTTTGAAACCCAGTCACCATTACCATAAGGAGGATCAACAATAGCTAAGTCAAAATAATTGTCCTCATATATTGACATTAACTCCATGTTATCTTCGTTAGTTATATTAATCATAAGTGGGCAATGTTAAATCTAATGTTGTTGAACTCCAATAACTAATGTTATTCATTAAATCATTAAATTCTTTTTTTGTTAGTGTTGATGTACCTTTTAAATATATTTCTGTAAAGCCTTCCTCATTTTGTCTTTCCCTACGCAAAAACTTATAAGAAATAAGCTCCTTTGTTTCTTCTTTAGTATATCCAGTTTCTTTGCTAATAATATCAACCCATTTCCAAAACAAACTGTTTTGATCTTTAGTTCTATTATTATTTCTTTCAACTATTTTTATTACAACATCTTTGCCTTCATATTGTTGTAACTGTTCATTGAACAGCTGTTTATTATTCAATGTTAATTTCCCCTTTTTTACTGTTCCAAAGTGTTTCATGTGTTGCTATTGTTATTGCCGCTAAAACTCCTAAAATCATTATTGGAGTAATTAACAACGTTATTATTATTTTTAGTATTGTTTTCATTTATATTAATCTTATTACAACAATTTTTTTGCAGTTTCTTTCATATAGCTCTTTGTGCTGTTCAGTTAGCTCAGTTGACCAAATATCTTTTATTTCAACACCAGTTTTTTTGTGCCATTCTTTTATTTGCTTTTTTGTGCCTATTAATCTAATATCTTGACCAACCATTTTATAATCAGCTATGTAGCCTCCATTTACTCCTTTATCATAACTCCAAACACTTGTAGGTAACAAAGAAGGCTTTAGCCACCAGTCCTCAGCAATCAATTTGTCATCATTATCATTCATCATTAGAAAAATTTAATAGCTCTTCTTTTTTATATCTTATTGATCTACCTATTCTAAAATAATGTACATTCTCTTTTAATATATTATTTTTTCTCCAGCTGTTTAAAGTAACTTTTGAAACATTTAATAATTCAACAACCTCATTTTCTTTAATTAAGGTTATGTCATCATTTTTTTCATCATTTTCCTCAATGAGTGTAAATTCACCATTTTCAATGTTAATATTTACTTTTCCATACTTTTCCTCCAATTCTTTTTGTAATTCATCAAACATAGATTCTATTTCATTTATTTGATGTAATATTTTATGCTTTTGATTTTCAAGCCTTCCAAGTTCAATGTGTACTTGATTTAGCTTACTTATATTTTCTTGTAAAGCGGTTAATTCAGTTGCTGATATTTTGCTCATTTTATTATTTATTAGTTATTAATTTAGTTTCACTTCTATATGCAAGACGTTTATCTTTTTGGTGGTCTTCAACACCTTCATTGTTCCATATTATGCTTCGCCATAATTTAAGCCATTTATAATAAGTTTTTGCATTTATACTAAAATCCTCTGTATTACGTACACCATTCCAAAAGCTCATTTCAACATCCCTCCATGACATACTTGCAAAAGATTTTTTTAAATCTGATGCTAAGCTCTGAGCCATAAGAACTTTTGTTTTTGCATCTATATTATGTTGACCTAAATCTAAATAAGTTTTAGATAATAATTCAACACACATTTTAGTCAATTCAGATTCACTTATTTTTTTTATCATTTTCTTGTATTTGTTTTAATATTTGCATTGCTTCATTATGAGTTTGCAAATGCTTATCTACTTTACTTATTCCAAAGCTGTTTAAAGCCCATTTAGATTCGTTTTTAGCCCATGTTTTAAGCCTTCTTGATGTTGACCATGTTTTCATGGTATCTTTTTTTAAAACACCTTTTTTTGTAGGCTCGGACCAATATTCAAAAAAATCAGTTAACATTTCTTTTGAGTAATTTTCAAAAGCCATAACCTCATTAAAAAATTGATTTTTACTGTTATCTTTATTAGATTGATTATTTATTATATTA